AGGAGAAAAAACTCTATCAATCGTGCCATATTCTTCATAAGCAAGGAAGATATTACTTGGTGAGTTTCAAAGAACTTTTCGCTTTGGATGGTAAACATGCTAATCTCACAGTAAATGATGTTCAGCGCAGAAATCGTATTGCTCAACTTCTTGCTGATTGGGGACTGATTGAGATTGTTGATGTTAGTAAAATTGAAAATATTGCCCCACTAAATCAGATTAAAGTCTTGGCTTATAAAGATAAGCAAGATTGGATTTTGGAAACAAAATATAATATTGGCGCAAAAAAGAAAAAGGTTGAGGAAACCGAATAAGAATGTGGGGATATCAACATCCCCACTTTTTTTATGTTTCTTATATAATTATTAGTGGATGCCGAAAGGGTCCATACAATTAAACCTCGCTTAAAAAGGAGATACCATAATGACTAATACTACACGTTGGCATAGTGCTGACCTTACTGTGCTTCTTGATAAGATTACAAGAAACAGTATTGGGATGGATGATTACTTTGACCGTCTATTGAATCTTCATGAAACACAATCAAATTATCCTCCATATAATCTTGTTCAAGTAAGTAATGTAGAATCTCGTTTAGAACTTGCACTTGCTGGATTTAGAAAAAAAGAAGTCTTTGTTTATACGCAAGATGGGAAACTCTTTGTGGAAGGTAAAAAAGAAGATAAGGAAACCGAAACCAAGTATGTACACAAAGGTTTGGGTCAACGGAGTTTTACTAGAGCATGGACACTCTCTGAAGACACGGAAGTTAGATCAGTTGATTTTGAGGATGGGCTTTTGACTATTGTTCTTGGTAAGGTTATTCCAGAGAAACATAAGAGAAAAGATTATCTCTAAATAATTAAGTATCGTCGCCGCAAAGGGGAGAATGGCAAAAACCATTGACTCCCCTCTTTTTATGTCTTATAATATAAGAGGGAAAATATTTTTTAAAAATGACGGTAAAACTTATTTTATTAAAGTCTGGTGAAGAAGTAATTTCTGATGTAAAAGAATTTAGAGATTCCGAAGATAATCTTGTTTCTTATCTTTTTAAAGATCCATATTGTCTAAAAATTAAAAAATCAGAAGTTCTCTTGGAAGAAAAAGAAAATACAAAGCACAAAGTTATTTTCTATAAATGGATATCATTATCAAAAGATGATGATGTTATTGTTGATAAAGATTGGATTGTTGCAATTACAGAACCAATTGATTCTATTAAAAAATCTTATGAGGAAAAAATAAATGGAAGAAACCACAATGTCTATAGATCAGATGATCGAGGAACCGACAATTCAAGTAATTTTATTGACTAATAATAAAATTTTAGTTGGAGAAATTTCTGAAGTTGTTGCAGATATTGGGCAACCTGATTGTAGAATTACAAATCCATATGAAGTATTATCTGTATCTGGATCTGGAAATTATGAAATGAAAAAATGGATAAGAGAATATACTGACGAGAGTGAATTTATGATTATGTCAGATAAAATTCTTACAATTACTGAACCAAGTAAAAATCTTTTAGATGAATATTTGAAATTGATTAAATGAGATTTTATACCAATGTTTATGAAAAATTTAATAAAATATTTGTTAGAGGGTATGAAAATGGAGAGTATTTTTCATTAGAGGAAGAATACTATCCAACACTTTATGTTCCAACTAAAAAAGAAAGTAAATATAAAACATTGGATGGAAAAAATGTAGAGCCAATAAAACCTGGAAAAATATCAGACTGCAAAGAATTTTTTAAAAAATATGAATTTGTTGATGGATTTCCAATTTATGGTAATGATAACTACAAAGCACAATACATTTCTGAAAAATATCCAGAAGATGAAATAAAATTTGATATTAATAAAATCAGATTAGTTACTATTGATATTGAGGTTGCATCTGAAGGTGGATTTCCTAATGTTTTTGACTGTGCAGAAGAACTCTTAGCTATTACCATTCAGAATTATGCGACAAAAAGAATTGTTTGCTTTGGATCTAGACCATATAACAATACTCGTAAAGATGTTACATATTATAAATGTTCAGATGAAATTGATTTAATACATAAGTTCCTCTCTTTTTGGGAAGAATATACTCCAGATGTTGTTACTGGATGGAACTGCGAACTTTATGATATACCATATATTGCTGGGAGGATAGAAAGAGTTCTTGGTGAAAAAGAAGCTTATCGTTTGTCTCCTTGGAGAAGCATTTTCAAAAAAGAAATGGTCATAGCTGGAAGAAATCAAATTTCTTATAAAATAGCAGGAATATCTGTGATTGATTATTTGGATTTGTATAAGAAATTTACTTACACAAATCAAGAAAGTTATCGTCTTGATCATATTGCTTTTGTTGAACTTGGAGAGAAAAAACTTGATCACTCTGAATATGAAACATTTAAAGACTTTTATACGCAAAACTGGCAAAAATTTATAGACTATAACATAAAAGACGTAGAGCTTGTAGATAGACTTGAAGATAAAATGAAGTTAATAGAACTTTGTTTTACTATGGCGTATGACGCTAAAGTTAATTATGAAGATGTTTTTTACCAGGTTCGTATGTGGGATTGTATTATTTTTAATTACTTAAAGAAAAAAAATATTGTAATTCCAAAAAAAGATAGGTCCATAAAAAATGATAAGTATGCTGGTGCTTATGTAAAAGAACCTATACCTGGACGATATGATTGGATTTTATCTTTGGATTTGACATCCCTATATCCTTCCCTCATTATGCAATATAATATTTCTCCAGAAACTCTCCTTGATGAAAAATGTCCAGGAGTAACTGTTGATAGATTATTGAATAAAGATGTTGTTATTGAAAATGTTGAGGGGAAATGTGTATGTGCAAATGGTTGTATGTATGATACAACTAAAAGGGGAATATTTCCAGAACTTGTGGAAAAAATTTTTAATGATAGGCAATATTTTAAAAAGAAAATGTTAAAGGAAAAATCTAGATTGGAGGAAATTGAAAGTGAATTAAAGAATAGGAAAATTGATTTAAATACTTTATAGGAAAGATGGTGCGAGAAATTCAAATGTTACTCGTGCATTAATGTGGAGAAATATTCCTTTGGAGAAATACTATGGAACTTGATTACTCAAAAATTTCTACAGATGAGTTGAAAAAACTTCGCCAAAATTGTATTAAAAATATTTCAAAATATACAAATAATCAAATGGCAAGGAAAGTGCAACTCAATAGTTTGTACGGAGCAATAGGAAATGCATATTTTAGATACTATAAACTTGCAAATGCAGAAGCAATTACATTATCTGGACAAGTATCTATTAGATGGATTGAAAACAAAATGAATGATTATCTAAATACTCTTTTAAAAACAAAAGATGTGGATTATGTCATTGCATCCGACACTGATTCAATTTATCTTAATCTTGGACCTCTTGTTGCTAAATTTTTTAGTAATAAATCTGACAATAAAGCAGCAATTGTGGATATACTTGATAAGATCTGCAAAGATAAACTGGAACCGTTTATCGACGCTAGTTACCAGGAACTTGCAGAGTATGTTTCGGCATATGAACAAAAAATGCAAATGAAAAGAGAGAATATTGCTGATAGTGGTATCTGGACTGCAAAGAAGCGTTATATTCTTAATGTGTGGGATAGTGAAGGTGTTAGATATGAAAGTCCTAAACTTAAAATTATGGGCATCGAAGCTGTTAAATCTTCTACTCCAGCACCTTGTCGTAAGATGATTAAAGATGGATTGGAAATTGTAATGAGTAAAACTGAAGATGAAGTAATTTCTTACATAGATAATTGTAGAGCAATTTTTAATAGTCTTTCTCCTGAAGAAATTTCATTTCCCCGTACAGTTTCTGATGTTTCTAAGCATAAATCGTCTTCTACAATTTATGGAAAAGGAACACCAATTCACGCTAGAGGAGCACTTATATATAATTACTTAATTAAACAAAAAAAATTAGATAAGAAGTATGCATCTATACAAAATGGAGAAAAAATTAAGTTTTGTTATTTGAAAGTTCCAAATCCAATAGGTGAAAATGTAATTTCATTTATTCAAGATTTTCCAAAAGAACTTAATCTCGACAAATATATTGATTATGAGTTACAATTTGAAAAAGCATTTCTCGATCCAATGAAAGTTATTTTAGATTCAATTGGTTGGAGAGTGGAAAAAACAATTACTTTGGAGGACTTTTTCGTATAATGGAATTTTTAAAAGATATTGTAAAAGAAATTGGAGGAGATTATACTAAAATCGCATCAGATATCGATGAAACTGAGACTTATGTTGATACAGGTTCGTACATTTTTAATGCATTGGTTTCAGGTAGTATATTTGGCGGCGTATCTGGGAATAAGATTACTGCCATTGCTGGGGAGTCTTCTACTGGCAAAACTTTCTTCTCTCTCGCTGTTGTTAAAAATTTTCTTGATAGTAATCCAGATAGTTACTGTCTATATTTTGATACTGAGGCTGCCATCACTAAATCTCTTTTAGAAAGTCGGGGAGTTGATACATCAAGAACTGTCGTTGTTAATGTAGTTACGATTGAAGAGTTTCGTAGTAAAGCACTAAAAGCAGTTGATATTTATTTAAAGAAACCTGTAGAAGAACGCAAACCCTGTATGTTTGTGTTAGACTCTTTGGGTATGCTTTCTACAGATAAAGAAATTAAGGATGCATTAGATGATAAGCAAGTTCGTGATATGACCAAATCACAACTTGTAAAGGGTGCTTTCAGAATGCTAACTTTGAAGTTGGGTCAAGCAAATATTCCAATGATTGTGACTAATCA